CCGCCCGGCCCGCCTACGCCCTTCACACCTTCGGCGGTCCCGTTACCGATTCCGTAGATGGCGCGCGTGTTGAGCGTGGAATTGCTGACGCTAATACCGCCGCCGAACGTCTGCGTTGCGTTCCATGTGTGAGCTTCGGACTCGAACGCATCGAGCCAGACTAGCCAGTTGTAGGTGTTGTAAAGGAGCCAGTTTTTCCACTGCGCTGGAGGTTTTTCCGCGACATCCCAGCCGATGTCTTTTTTTCCAGATGGCGGATCGACGTATCTGGCTGGGTTTGCCGTGACAGTGCTTGCCCACCTGGGCAGAGTTGTGGCTAGCGGTTTAGTGGCCATTGATCGGACTCCATGCGGTAAGGTTACGGTTTCTGTCGGTGACCAGCATTGCCATCGTGGGGCGGAAGTCTACAGCCGTCTGCACACATGAGCCGCGCTTGCACACCGCTGGAGGTCGGCAGTCGTCGTCGGATTTGCAATCCTTCGCGCACATTGCCGACTCCCGCGCCGCGAGTGCTGCGCGGACCTGGACGCCCACCGCAGCCACGCAGCACAGCACAGAGCTTGCCAAGGTCAGGACAAAGATCAGGCTCAGCGGTGGGATGCTGGCGATGTCCTCGCGCTGCTGGTCAGTCTTGGCGGCAAGTATAGCCCTTTCTTTCGCTCGCCGGTCGAAGTATTTGACGACGAGCGCAATGGTCGTAAACAAACCACCGAGGGCAGGAAGTGCGATTTCAAGAAATGGCATGGGGCTCCTATCTATATTAGACCGACGAGTGCGCCGCCGGTCGCTGGGTTTGCGTCGTCGCCCCATCCATTGCCGACTGACGCTGGATAGGTGACCATCGCTCCAAGGCTGTGAGGGTTGACCGTCGGCGCAAATCCTGACAGCGTCGTCGGCGTTTTGGTTGTGTAGGTGAGCGTTTCCGTACCTGCTAGCGTGTCATCAATCACGATCGTTCCTGTCGCTGGAAAGTCTGACGTATCCGCGACGGTAAACGAAGTCGCTCCCGCGAGCGCTCCGACGGTCAGAGGGCTCGATGTAGCGGTGACAAAAGCGTCGGCGTCCGCGGTTTGCTGCCAACCGAATCCAGAACCGATCCCGGCCCCACGCGCTTGGTTGATAAACGCGCGATAAATGAGCGCTTGCGCTGGCGTTATGGTGATACCCGAGACACGGATCACAAACGCCGCCGGGTAGTATTCGGTCAGTTTGAGCACGGCGCTTGGCAGCAACACCGAGCCGATGAGCAGACGGACCACATCGATCACATCCTCGATTGTCCCATCGCTGCGGTTGACGCGAATCCTGGCCCGAACTCGCAGCCGGTAGTCGGCATGACTTGCACCTTGCCGCGGCTCGCCCACGATGCGCCCAAGCACATCAAGAGCCCAGCCGACCGCCGTATCCACCCCGAACTCCGACAGAAGCTGCCAATAGGCATCCTCGATGGCCTGATACTGCGCGGCCTCCGCGATGAGAATGGCTTGGATGCGCGGCTTTCGGAACTCCTCCGCAAGCCGTGCAAGCATCTTGCCCGCGTGGTCGCTTTCGCGCGTAACATCGCTCATGGCGTACCCGCAACGGCTGTCACGAGGATGCGCGCCGAATCGTAAAGAGCTACCTCGCGGATTCCGATCGGGATGTCAACCGTCGTCGCTGGAGCAGGCGCTGTGCCAAGCCGAATTGCTGTCACGTTGAGTACTCCGGGAACTTGATCCACGGGAGCGCCGACACCCCACTTGGTGACATCCTTCCCAAGCGTGTAGCCGTTTGCTGGGGTGAGTGCCCCAAGAATCGCCGCCTTGACCTGTGCCACACCATCGGCTGGCCACTTGCTCGCGTCGTAGGTGATGTCAAGCTCCAGCCAGATGCTGTAGCTGGTTGGACGGGAAAACTGGATCGTGTGCGCGATGCCGGTCGAATCGGTGACGGTGCCAGTCACCCCGCCATGGGAGCGAATGCCAGCAGGCTTGGTGTCAAAAATGGACTGTCGGATATCGGCATCGAGTCCACCAAGTACCACCGCCTCGAAACTGTGCGCCGGGATTCCGTTCACATCCACAACATCGGTCACGTTCTCGAAGACGACGCAATCCATGACGGCATTCCCGGTGCCCTGTCCGACTTTGAGCAAATCCGCTCGGATGGCCGGAAGCGGACCATTCCCACGCCCAGGAAGCTCATTCAGCCGCCGATTGCGCAAGCTGGCGTGTGTCTCGACATAGGCACCTGTCGCGCAGTCCGCCATGTTGCGCACCGACTTCCAGCCGCTGGCCGGTGAATCGATCTGCGTGATCTGTCCGGTTAAGGCTGCGAAGGGTCCAGCTACCTCTGCCGTTATCGCAACATCAATCGCCGCCGTCCCATCGCCCACATAGGACCATGTCACGGAGCCATCTATGATCGCCGCCCCGGTACCACTCGGGCCCGGACCTACAAGCGCCGATGTTCCCGGTGCGACTGCCTGATAGACGCGAGCCGGTGCCGCTCCGTTTGTTACGCGGTCGCCGAGCGCATAAGCGGTGTTCACCACCCATGCCGCGACCGTTGCCGTGGTCGCGTTTGCGTCGGTACCAAACCGAGTCCCCACCACTGGGATCGATACCGTCGAGCCAGCAACCACCAGCGTAAGTGGATCGCCTGTCACTGTCACGGTCCCAACGGTTTTACGCTCTGGGTTTCGTGTGGTTCCCGTGATTGCGCACAGGATGTCAAGCTGTCGCCCGGTCGCTCCGTCCGGGTCTTTGCTCGCTGCAAGCGCCTGACCGACTTCCCATAGCTCGGCCATGCGTTCGGCATGCAGCCCGATACGCTGCCCCGCCACGCTGTCGGCTGGAATCGAGCCGTCGGGATTGCTCCCGAGTTGCGCGCCAAAAGTGTCCTTGTAGGCGGTGTCAAGCTCTGTCTTGATCACGTCCTGCGGCTTGGGGACAAAACCTTCTAGTTGTAATCCGTAGGCCATTAGCTGGGCACTCCTGATAGCACGATACCAAGCTCTCCCAGGTCGGTATCAGCGCGGAAATCAACGGTTACGGTTCGCGCCCCGGTAAACTGCACATCGAGATACGTGACGGCGCGAATGCCAGGGACCGACAAAATCGCCGTTCGGAAGATGTCACGGACGCGGATCATGTTCGGATTTTTGACCAGGATCTCTTCATACCAGGGCAGTCCAGTTTCTTCGTCGAGAAACCATTCACCCTTGAAGAATCCCAGCCGCAACATGACTTGCTGACGGATTCCATCGAGGTCGCCGGTCATGGCGAGTCCGGTCGCGTCGGCGTATTCGTCCCCGTTGGCATCGAGCCCGAAGTCGGTGATTTTTTGGTAGCTCACTTTTTTACCTCCACGGAGGCTGAGCGAAAATCGGTAGGCGTCGGCGGTGGCGTGGTCGGTGCCGATGACGCGCCTGCGGGAATCGGATGCGTGTGATTGGCAAGCCAAGCGATGAGGCCAAGCAACGGATTTGGCGACGTGAGGAAGTTCCACAGCGTGTCTCCGCATGCGGCTTTTTCAAGCTCGACCGGGGTATTACTTCCTAGTCTCAGCTTGTTTCTGTCGATGTGGATCTGTAGCCCGTCGTCTTTTCCGAACGTCGCGCGGTCTGTCGGAGCACTGGCGAGAGCGTGTCCAAAGTCGCGCAAACCAGGCAGAAACACCGCATCGGTCAGATCGTGCCGCCGGTCGTCCTCTGGGTCTACGGTTCCGCCGGAGACAAGCCATTTGTCCAAACTGGACTCAGCAAAGAGGAGCAAACCTGTATCACCCTCCGCAACGGGAAACGTGATCCGATACCCGCCAGCCCCCGGAAACTGCACCGGGACTGCTGGGATTACTGGCAAGGTTCGGACCTGAAGCGCTCCCGCTTCGTCAGTGTAGCGGTCTTTGATGAGTGGCTGCACGTCGGCTTTCTGTGCGCTCGAGTCATACCGGACAATTTTGCCAGGTAGCGCTGTATGGATCTGTGCAGCCATCGATTCGCGGAACTTGGACAGCAGATCCTGTAGCGTCGTGGTCCTGTTCACAGCGTCACCCCTTCCCCGTTTGTGTACCAGTCTTGTCCGTGCGTGTCTCCGCTGTGCTCGACCTTGACGCACTTCACAGCCACGCCAAGCGGGAAGCGCTCGCACTTGATCGAGACGTGAGCACCGGGTTTGATGTTCGCATTGAGGAGACACCGAAACGTAAGCAGCGGTTTCCCGCCCTTCACAAGCGGAGCGCCGAACTCGGGCGAACCGATCAGACCCGACTGCGGGGTCAACTCTGGCACGTCTTGACCGCTGACTTCGGAATCCGCCAAGATTATGATTTGCTCGTCCTGAATCGACCATCCGTAGGCAGTGCCAGCAAGTGCTTTGTCCATCTCTCGGCTCACGGGGCCGTGTGCAACAAACCCATGATCGAACTTACCGACAAGCTTAGCCGCTACCTGCGAGACGTTGCCTTGGCCCAGACCGAACGACGACACGAGCTTGCGCAGCACGTCGCCGCGCGAACTCTTGGACCCGAATGATTCCGACACGCGCGCAAACTGAAACGCCCGTTCCCCGTCTCCAGACTTGATCTCTGTCTGCCAGTCTGCGCCCTCGCGTCGGTGCGCGACTTGGCGCACATCACCTTGAAAGATTTGCTTTACGCCCGTTTCGACATAGCCGCACTCCAAAACAAATTTGACACCCTTCGTTTGCAGAGAAGCCCTGCGCTGCGGTGACAGATTCGAGATGGTGACTTCTGCCGTGTTCGGTTCCTTTGCGGACGATTTCTTGACCGAAAACTTGACTCGCAGATCCGTGATTTCCGTTACGTCCGTCGTCAGTGACTTGTAGTCCTCCGACACTCGGTTGGCGATGAGCAGCCGCACCCGTCTGTCTTGTAGGCGACTCATGCTAAAAGGTCCGCCAATTCGACGTAATACAGCCTGACCCGGTCGCCCAGCTCACCGTAGCCAGGGACGCGCCGCAACTCGTCGAAGTAGAAGACATCCTTTCCCGGCGTCCACGTCGGGTCAACATCGCCGCGCGACGTATCATGGAACAGGAACCCGCCCGGCGGTCTACGCGAGTCAACGCATTCGAGAATGCCGACCATCCAGCCCACAACGCACTTGAGCGACGCTTGGATCAGTGTCTCGTCTGCGTCGTACATGTGCAGGTACCAGCACGATTCCCGCGTATTCCAGCGAAACTCCAGACGGTAGTTTAGTCCGTCGAGTTCCACAACGACGGTAAAGTGTGGCAGGTCGGTTTTTAGAGGGATCTCAACCATCACCCACCCCCAAAGGACCGGATAAAGCCCTGTGCCTTGGCGATTGATTCGTCGCCCGTCGTCGAATCCAGAATCGACCTTTTCCTCTCCGGTGTCTGCTTGGCTGTCGGCTGCTTTCCAGCGTCCACTTTCTTATGGGACTTCGGAGCCTTGGCCACGACACGGCGAGTGGTTCGGTTCTCGACGATGCGAACCTCTTTAAACGTCGCTGTGAACTCCAGCGCGTCGCCCGTTTTTGCGGTCTTAGGCACGGTCAGGGACATCATCGCCATAGATTCGTAGGTGCGATCCCTGGTGATGATCTTAATCGGACGCGCTGCAATGCGGTATGCGTCAAGTTTTTTCCACGCCGTCTGGGCATACCCAAGCGTATTCGGTGCGGCTTCAAGCTGCGTGGTTGTCACAGACAGTCCGCCCGCACTTATGACGCGCTGGGTCTGCTGCGCTCCGATCGGAGTATTGGTGATGATGCCGTTTACGGAAAGCTGCACCGGTTCTGGTCGGATGTGGTCGGTGATATTGCTTCCCGATTCGACAGGATGCTCTGTGACAGTCGCCGTGCTCGTATGTGTCTCAGTGACTGTGCAATCGATTGCGATGTCACCGATGATCGTTGGTCCATTGTATTTGCTCGGTTCCGCCATCTCAGCGACTCACCAGGGACGCGCTCGCCCCCTCGACTTGGCTCGACAGCCACTCTTCCCACAAGCGCTGGGACTCTGCCGAGACTTCCGCACCGCTTTGGCCTGGCTGCTGCACGATGGTCGGCGCATAGGATGCGTTGAAGACCTTGCTCTGTGGGGCCTCGTTTGGCACAAGGCGCACACTTGGGAGGGGCTGGACAAAGAGCCGTTGTGTGACTGTTTCCGCAGTCTGGCCCACTGCTGCGCCCGCTTTGTCAAGCGCACCGAGCACCGCGGAACCTGTCTTTTTGACCGCGCCAGTGATCCCGCTCTGGGTCAGCTTCTGGCCTGCTGCTGTGGCGAGTTGCTCCAGGCGTCCGACCAAACCCTCAATCTTGTTTGCCAGCCAACCTACGCCCGCAAATATCTTGTCAAAGATCCAGATCCAGTAGTTGCCGACAGCGCGAAGATAGATGAGCGCCGCGCGCAGGATCTTGATCATCCAGTGCTCGCCCGGCTGTGGACCGGCAGCGAGAAACTGATCGAACACCTTTTTGATTTCGAGTCCCAGCTTGCCAAAGAGCGACTCGCCACCATGCAGAAAGACCCAGATGTCTTCAAGCGCGAGCACGACCAAAGCAATGAGGGCAGCCAGAGCAAGCACCGGAGCCGCCGCCGCCGCCCATGCCGCCGCACTGGCGACCGCCGCTGCGACCGCCGCTGCCTGAAGCGACAGAAACGAGATGACTGCTCCTGCGTTTGCCAAGACGACGGCGGCAAGGGTGGACAAGATCAGCACAGAGAACAGCTTCCACCGATCGATCACAAAACCCAGCACGCGCCAGACGAGCGACAGCCCAGCGCCAAGCGCGCGGATTCCTGCCCCCATCGCCTGAAACACAAGCGCCATGCGAGACGACACCAGCACTCGGTTTGCTTTGATCCACTCAATGGTTGCCGTGAGTGTCTCATTGAATGCCGTCAGCAGTGATGACGCAATCGTGTACCGCAGCCCGTCCGCCGCAAACTTGAGTTTGTCCCAGGTGTCGCCAAGCGTGTCTCCGGACTCGATAAGTTCCTTGGTCATGACCACGCCGAGTCCGCGGGCTTCCTCGCGCAGCTTGACCAGTTCCTCGCGACCAACTGTCAGGGTTGGAATGAGCGATGCACCTGACTTTCCAAACAGATCGATGGCCGTCGCGACCTTGCGCGCGCCATCGGGCATTGCCTTAAACTTTTCGGCGATGTCTTCGAGCACAGCATCGGCAGCCCGAAGCTTTCCGCCTTCCGTAACCGACACGCCCAGCTTGCGGAAAACTTCCGCAGCTTCGCCTCCTCCCTCTGCTGCGGCCTCCATGTGAATCGAAAGCTTACGCAGCCCGTCGGCCATTCCTTCGAGAGATGAGCCATTTAGCTGCGCCGCATAGCCCAGTTCTTGAAGCGCCTCAGTAGTGACCCCGAGCGCGACGGATGTGTCATTCAGCGCGGACGCAGTTTCGACTGTGCGCGTGATGACATCGCGCATCTCAGCGCCAGCACGCGCTGCGCCGGACACGAGCAGCCCAAGCCCGCTTTTGACTGCGCCCAGCATGTGGTCAGCCACAGCAAACGAGGCGGCATCCACCGAGAGGCCCAGCTTTGCGAATAGCTCTCGTACAATCACTTGCGCCGCTCCTTTGTTCTCTGCCTGGCTTCTGCTGCCTCGTATGCGTCTAACAGGTCATTGGCTTTTCGCACATCCCCGAGCGACCAATAGCGATCGATTTCCTCGACCGTTCCGAGCCCGGCTTTGACCACTCGCCAGATCGGCCACTCGTCGGCAAACCACTCTATGCCGGTGAGGGGTTCGCCTTGCTCTCTGTCTTGGCCCGTGCCCCGGCGAGCATCCCGCGCACGAGGTCGCGAAAATCCCCGTAGTTGACCTCGAATGCAAAGAGCGCGGCTTTGATGAGGGTCAATGTCTGCCCCTGGAACTCGTAATCCGCCACGTCCAGCAAAAGTCGCGTCTTTCCATTCGGGTCGAGAACCGCGCCCTGTAGCAGCGCCTTGGTAATCTGCTCGATCTCATCTGGCGACAGCGCGGCAAAGAGCGTGCCAAGGTGCTGCGACACATCCACGTTTTGCAGCTTGTCCACACCAGCGGACGCGAGCGCGGCCAAGGTCGGGCCGAGTGCGCCGCCGATGCTTTTCCCGATTCGGGTGAACAGCGAGATCGCGGCAAACGCCGGAAGCGGCTGAACCTGGATCTCGTACCCGTCGATACGTCGGCTCTGTGCTTGCTTCGGCATCAGGACACCGCCGCCAGTCCGCCGATCGTGATATCGCCGTCGGCGAAGCTGATCGTCCATTCGCGGGCGCTGATCTCCTTGCCGAACGTCGGCGCGGGGCGCTTGCTGATCACCGCCGCTGGAGCCTGGCACACCGTGGTTCCATTCAGATCCTTGATCTGAAGCGGCCCGATTGTCTTTGCCGCGAAGGCTGCCGACAGTACATCGTTTGCCCGCGCCGATGCCATGAGGGGCAGAACCACGTTGCCCGTCCGATTGTTCATGTAGACAAACACCGTCTCTCGACCGTCGGACCCCACGACGGTTTTGACCGCATCCTCCCCGCCGTCGCAGGTCAGCGTCACATCATTCATGAAGCCCGTGACGGTGACTCCCGCCCACGTCACGATCAGCTTTGAAAAATCCCAGGTTGCTACGGACATGGTTTCTCCTTACGAGGTCAGGCTGCCGGTGATGTAGACGAGGTGAATCGCGCCAGCAATCTGCGCATTGAAGCTGTACCCGCGAAGGATACGAGCCGCGCGATCTGCCGGGGCTTGCGATGCCGCGGTGGGCACAACCACCGTGAATCCAGGCGCGAGAAAACCGACCTCGACCGCAATCTGTAGCCGACCCCTGATCGCGTTGTCGAGCTTGGCGATGCCAGGATCAGTATACGGCACCTTTGCCGAGTTGAGCACGACGAGCGAAACATCCTCTTGCAGCCGCACTTGTAGCCAGTCACGACCGCGGATCGTATCGATCCACTCGCCAGACGCGACGACGCCCTCTGCCGTGATGTTTCGACCGGCCAGCGTGTAGTAGTAGTTGCACTTTTTGGCTTTGATGTTGGTGCGGTACGTCTCCGACATCTTGTACGGAGGCGTGAAGCCCATCGCCGAGATTCCTGCCAGCGGCTTACCGCGCCACGTCTCCGAGCCCGGCTGATAAGGCAGTAGCCGACCAAGCAAAGCGGCATCCACAAACTGTCCGTTTTCCGGGTGGTAGATGTCAAGCGTTCGGAAGTAGGCCGCAGTCTTGAGAGCGTCTGCGATGTCGGTCGCGATGTTCTCCGCGACCGTCGCGATCTCGCTGTCGGTCACCTGTGCTGCGTAAATCTTGAGTTTCGATTCGGACCACGCCGCCGCCGCAAGCACGCACGCGCTCGAATTGAACAGGGTCAGCAGCGCATACCAATCGTCATTCTCGACGACAATCGCGTCAAGGTCGGTGGCCACGCCGGGGTTGGTCGTTGTTTGTAGCAGGGTCAACAGGTCCGGATCGGTGACAAAGAAGCTGCACCAATTGCCAGCCGCTGCGCCAGTTACGGTGAGGTACGTTGCCGGGGCCACGCCCGCGACCGCAGCCGTAAAGCCCGCTGCGGTGGCAGCCGCGGTGATTGCAGTCTGGAGGCCGAGAATGATCTCATCATTCGTCGCAGTGCCGTCGGACGTATAGTCAAACTGCGTTCCGTTGAGGTTGACGCTGTACTTCTGCGAGTTGTTGACCGCACCCACGGTGACTTTGAAAGCCATCGTCGGTTTGAGGGTGCCGCGCCCAATGACAAGCTGCTCGGGGTGCGGATGCTGTGCAAAGTAGGCGTTCGCCGCTTTGTACTCTGGGGTGGTCGCCGCAAAGTCTGCCGCAACGCCAGTCATGCTCGAATAAGTGCGCGTGCGCTCGGTCCACCCGGACATGGAGTAGCCGAGAATCATCGCGGTCCCAAACCCAACCTGGCTGATTCCGCCGGTTTCGAGGCGGATCGTGACGTTCGCAATATCTGACAAAGGCATGATTCTGGCTCCTTACGGCGGCGCGAGGAAGGTGCGCCCCGCCTCGGTGTTTGTGATCTCAACCTGTGCGATGTAGCCCGTCTTTTCAGTGGCAACATCGCGACTATAAAACCGCATGACCAGGATGGCCCGCCCCTGAAACGCAACCTCGCGGATCGCGGGCGCGTACTGGACGGTTCCCAGGTCGAAAAGTGTGATGCCCTGCGCAGACAGAATCGACCGACGGAAGGGCAATTGTCCGACGGTTTGCAATGTTGATAGGATGCTTTTCGCGTCGCTGCTCGTCGTCGTTGCGCTGGTGTAGCACTCGACTTGCAATGACCATTCCCGATCGCCCTCGACAGATAGCTCAATCTCTTGGCCCGGTGGCTGTAAGAGATCGGTCTTGTCGAGCTGCTCATCGGTTCCAAGCACCAATGGTCCATCCAGGTGCAGTGTGATGTGATCCGCCGTAGGTGCGTTTGCGCTCCGGTCGCGCCACAAAACGCGATTCGCCGGGTATCCGATAGCCGACACCACCCACGCATGCAAAGCGTTTTCCAACGTGGTCCAGTTCATGGCACCACCGCCCGGCAAATCGCCTTGTAGTGCTCGGCTCCAAACGCCGACCAGTGCTCTAGGTGCTCGACCTCGTGCTGCTTGTCGCCGATCTGGATGAGGTCAGGAAGGTAGCCCCCCTCTGTTCCTGCGTCGGTTGCTCCCAGGTACAGCCGCGTCTTGGTGTAGACGGTCCATAGGTCGGCACTTATCTTGCCGTCCGGTAGACGGTGCAAATCCCGGCCTGATGTCGGCTGTGCGCTGGCCACGATCGTAAATGTTGAGGTGGTCGGAGCTTGATCGCGCCCATCAACAGGCGCTGCCTGCTGCCGTCGTGTCACTGTCAGCGTGGCGTTTGCTAGACTCGTGATCGAATCGGCGTAGCTCATTTGCTACCCCCGAATGCTGACCATGTCACGGACCCAATGAGCCGTCCGGTATCGATAAGCGTCCGCACTGCGCCAGCGGAGCCGCGCGCAGTCTTGGCCAGCTTGCGCGCGAGTGTACTCGGTGCATTCGGTGGCGGGATCTGCTCGCCTTGCGTGACGGTGTTTTTCACCGCTGCCGAATACTTCGCACCTAGGACATTGAGCGCCTTATCCACGGATACTTTGCCGTCCACGATGTGCCCAAGCAGCCGCGCCATGTCGGACTGTACTTCGTTGCGCTTTTGATCGAAGGCGCGACCGATCCAGCTTCGCGCCGGAATCGATCCTGTTCCGAACTCCATTACAATGGCAAGCTCTCCGTTTGTGATGCCATCGCGGTTGGCACTGCCTTCCTTCCCGTCGTCAAGGACACCGATCTTGACATGGCAATCGCGTGAGGCTAGCTGCCGAGACAGCTCCCTGATGCGATTCCAACCAAGATCCCTGTCGATAACTTGGGTCATAGCAGCGGCAACCTACAGTTCAGAGTCCCGTCGCGCAGCCGCAGCAGCTCTTTGCCCCACTTGGTTTCATTCAGCGGATCGCCGCCCGTGCTTGCCGCGACGGCATATTTCCGCATCACGTCACCGACCTTTTCCTCGCTGACCTGTCCGCTTGCTCCCGTGGTCCCTTGCAGGTACAGTAGCGCGCGGTGGGCGCAATAGTAGGTCCAGGCCAAGTCTGCCTTGCTAAGCCATGCCTCCGCCGCAAGCTCTATCGGAGCATGCGCAAGGATTGCGTTTTGCGCCGCGAGCGGAACGGCGGAGGCTTGTGGCTCACAAAGCTCGACATCGGCCCAAGTGATCACGGGCTACTTGTCCTTGTCTTTCTTCGGCTGCTTGGGCTGCTCGGGCTTGGAGTCCTCAACCGGTGGCTGAGGCGGCTCCGAGCGAACGCAGTAATCCGCAAGCGCTGGATGCGCCTTGACTACCGCGTCCGACAGATCCACCTCTTCGCCTGGATTGATCATCTGCCCGCCCACATGCAGCGTGTTTTTGCTGGTGTTTTTGACTCGCATCATCAGATCCCGTCCGCGTAGGTGATCGTTTTCGGCTTGCGGGCGTGCACTCCTCCGTACTCCGCAACGCATGGGATCACAAACCGAAGGCCGCGCGTCTCCGGGGGCAGCATCATAAACTCGCGCGGCATCTTGTAGAACACCGCATCCACATCAGGACGGTAAGCGACCACACGCGTGACACCGAGAGCGCCCGCCGTATCGCAGCCATACCACGGCTCGACCGACTTGATAAAACGCGACGTGCCAAGGAAGAACTCGAGCACGGTAGTATCGCTGGTCGAGCTGCGCGGCTTGGTGCTGATCAGTTCGTATGAGTCGAGCGGAAGCAGCATTTTTGTGCTCATGTCCGCCGACTTTGTCGCGATGTGGGCAGCTTTGGCGATGCCGTTCAGGTCAAGCAGGATTTCGTCGCTGGTCTTCTGGGTCCAAAGCGGCGAACCCAGCGCTCCGTTCGGCACAACGTAGGTGTTTGTGCTCGTCTGGTTCAGCAGACCAAGCATGCTATAAGCCGCGTCTCCGACTTGCAGCAGCGCATCGATCTTCTGCTCCATGGCCATGCGTGCAGCGGCGGCCAGCGTCGAATCCAGCGACTCGCGCGCATACGCAGCATGCGACAGATCGAAAAACGAGTAGCTGAAGGAGTCACCGAGTGGATACACGCGACCCTGGGTTTCGGTACGGTTGACATTCACCGACGGCAGATCATCGGCCATGTCGGAAATGATCTTGGCTTGGCCGTATTGCGTCTCCTCCTGATAGGAGAAGAACTTTGCACCCTGTGACATCGGCGACTTGGGCACAAACTCCCGACCACGGAGGGCTGGGAACTCCTCTTTGTAGACGGTCGCTTCCACTTCGAGAAGCTGGCGAGCAAGATAGATCGTCTCCGAGGCGTCGCGTGTGAAACGCCCGGACTGTACGAGGCTATCGAAATAGCGCTGTTCGGTCTTGTTCATTGGTCTTTTCCTTGCCGAGCGTTACGGCTTATTGGTCATGTCCACTTCAGCCACAATGAAATCATTGAGCACACCGGAGGAGCGCGCAATGACCTGACCGGTCATGTCAATCGTGTCAAGCACCACTGTCGCCACGACCCATTTTCCGGTGGAGGTCTGGTAGTACAGGCGCTGCCCATCGGCAATGGTGACGCCCGCCTTGACGCGGATACGTCCCTTGCGGAGCACGTTGACCATTGCCCCCGCCTTCATGCCGGACGTCCCCAACTCCTCGACGGAGTACGAGTGCGAATGCGCAGCGATTCCGATCGGAACCTCGGTGGATGCAGTGCACAGAATGCAGCCTTTGTCCACACCGGTTGCGACAGTCTCCGCCTTGACCGGACGGCCAAACGGAATCTCTGACATGCCGGTATTGACGCGGCTCTCGACATCGATCAAGCCATCGTCCGCGATCTGTCCTTCGATCGCGACGGGCATTACAGTTCGATAGGTGGTCTGAGGCATGGCTACTTGGCCCCTTTCTTATGCGCATTGCTGTAGCGGTCGAGCATCTCTTTTCGTGCGACTTCCGCCGGATCGCTGTCATCCTGTGCGCTGGCATCGGTCTTGACCGCACCCGCGCGAGCCGCAGCCGCAGCTTGTTCGCCGCGAGCATGTAGCAGCCCTTCGAGCAAACCGGAACACTCGGCATCACTGCGGCCATCGAGCTTGATCGCGGCATCGAGCTTGGCAATGATCTTGCGGCGCTTCTGTGCGGTGGTGTCCGACTCAGACACGGCGCAATCCAAGCGCTTTGCCAGATCGCTCACCGCCATGTCCTCGCGGATTTCCAGGATCAGCTTCTCGCGCATGGCCTTGGCAGCGGCAGCGCTGGTCAAACCATCAAGTTTGGCCCGCAAAGCAGCATTGTCAGCCTTTGCCGCTTTGAGGTCAGCCTTTGCCGCTTCGAGGTCAGCCGATGCCGCGGGCGCTGCCTTCCCGGCGTCCTTGGTCGGCGACAGTCCTTTGGCTTCGAGCATCTTGGCGATCTCTGCCGCCAAGTCTGCCGGGACGGCGTACTGTGCGCCGCCCAGTTCCATCATCACTGGGTCCATTGTGATCTCCTGTGCCGCACCATCGGCGGCATCCATTCGTAAGGCGCACTCGGGGCCCGCCCTGCCCACGTCCACAATCGCGACGTGGTTGCCCCGGATGTTCGTTTGTCGCGCATCGTAGCGCTGTCCGTTCCATGTTCCCGCCTCGGCCACAACGTCGGCGGTGTAGCCACATGACAGCTCGATCTTTCCCTTTTGCACCGCCTCGATCGTTTTGGCGTCGGTGATCATAAGGCTCGCGCGGAGCTTGTCGCCGTCGGGTTGCACCTGTTCAGACACCGCTCCGACTGCGTACTGCTTCGCGTTGTCGGCGGTAAGCAGTTCGGGAGGGTGGTCGTTTGTGACAGGGACAAGCGCGAAGCTGTCCACCGTCTCACGCGACATCACCTCGTCTGGAGTGCGGAGTTCGCGCACCGTCCTGCCGTTGCTGTCCCGATAGACAAAAATTCCCGTTCGGGTCAAGTACCCGTCTGCGCGCAGAAAGCCGTTGGGAAGCAACACCGGCTCCCTCAAGGGCAGCGCTTTGTCGTATCGCTGGACGCGCATCGGCTACCTAGAACTGGAAGTTGTCGATACGCCATTTTCCAGCGCCCGAAAGTGGAAACCCGAGCTGCACGCTCCGAATGACTCCGAACGATGGCGAAACTCGGTCGATTACCTCGACGCGACTGCGAAAGGCTGGCTTTGCCTCCGCGCTGCCGATCTCTGATCGGCTTGCGCTTTGTATCGCCACCCGCAGCAATTCCGCAGCCGGACCACTCGAGTCAATATCGACCGAGAAACTGATTTTGTCTCCGACGATTCCGCCGACGCCTTTTTCTACACCCCAGATCGTGGACGGATGATCCCCATCTGGAATGGTAATATCCCATCCAACAGTGCGCCCGCAAGAGATCACAGGCGTTGTCGTGGACAGCGGCGAGCGCTCGGTGAACACCCAATCTGAGAGATCCCGACCGGGCAAACAGTCGTATGTTGTCGATGGGTCACACGCTGTCAGCAGCATTGCCGCCACTAGGATTCGATACGCATTGACCATTGGATATCCTTTCCTGCCAGGCCGTTTGCTGAGAATCGGAATCGTGGCGACTTCGCCGATCGAGGTCCATGCACTCATGTAGACAGATTGACAAGCGCTTTGCCAATGTGTCAAGGACCAAAAGTGACAATTTGTCAGCCTAGCAGGTCTGCAAAATCTGGATCAGCGTAGCAGCGGCAGTTCACCGCCTCGCCTGGATGTCCTTCTGATGGCGGGCTGCTCCACTCGAATCGATCGCCGTCCAGCGCCTCGTGTTCCTCGCGGACCCTGTTGTCATTCGCCGTGCGCCAAACGTACCCAGACACGCCGATGTTTTGCTGCCTGGCTTTGTTGATCTCACCAAACAGTTTGCCCACCTGATCGCGGGCAATGAGCGCGGCGCGGCTTTCTGTCACCAGCTCGCGCTCTGCCAACCGTTCCGCGATGGTTTCCCACCGCGATCCAATGGCCACACCTTCGCGCACGACCTTGGCCACATCGTCAGCTAGTCGCGCACCCAGCCCGGTGATAAGCTGCGCGTTCTCCTCGCTGTATGCCGCCAGTCGTCGCGGGATGTCACGATCAAGCCCGGTCAGCTTACGGATATCGACACCGACTGCCGCCTTGGCCTGTTTGGCAAGCTGCGCCCGCTGAAATTCCGATGTTGCTTGGGCGTACTTCGACGCGACCGGAGTCACCGACTGTGCGCGGATCGCTTTGGCAAATTGGTCAGCGGAGCGCGCAATGAGTCGCCCTATATCGCGCTCCGCATCCGTCCGCACTGGCTGCGGCTGCGGCTGCGGCCATTCGCGCTCGAGGTCGCGCGTCAGGTCTGCCAGCACATCGAGCAGCGGTTTCAACACCGGTCGAAGTGCGCGCCGGTATTCCTCCGCAATTCGGTCCGGTCTAGCTGCTCTGGGCAGACGGGGCTGGCGTGGCATTCGGAACCGTCTCCGCTGGTGGAAGCTGTGGCGGTGGGGTGTTGTCAATTACCGTTTCGGAGCTGTATTCGTCGCTCCCAAACCGCGATGAACGAACTTCAGACGAGGTGACAACACCCATGTCATAGTAAATAGCGTCTGTCTCGGCGACCATCTTGCGCGTCGTCGCGCGTTCTTGCTCGGTCGGCTGCCAAAGTGGCGGGAAGCTCACTGTCCAGTTGTCTGGCTCGATGCCCTTGGTCGGTCCAGCTTTCGCCCGGAACAGGATACGCAGGAACCGCTCGTAAGCCGGGAGCACTGACTTTGTTTGATAGTCTCCTACGGCATCATACCAGTTTCGCGCATCCCCCGCCCCGGTCGCGTTGAGCCCAGCCGCAGACACGCCAAAAAGTCGCGTCACCGGCATTGATGCCGCAGCCGCAAGGCGCGTGTTGAACTTGTCGAGGACTTCGGGCATTCCCGCAAGGGAGGTGGTCTTGCGCTCGTACTCTTCTTCGGAGTCGAGCAGGATGGTCTTCGCGATGGAGCGGCCAAGCTCGATCGCTTGGGCGCGGGCTGCGACATCGTCCGGTTTGTTTGCCGCCAGCACAGCCGCGAGCCCCTTGATTTTCATGATGGCGACGCTGAAATCATTCAGCGTGTAGCCTGCCCCGAGCCACGCCTGGTTAAAGTTGCGCAGCGCGTCATAGACAAGCGCGAGCACTGAGTCACCCCACCCCTCATTTTCGGTCGGGTTGCGTTCAGTGACTCTGCGGCCTGGGAACACAATCAGCCTCGACTCGTGCACCTTCTGTCCCGTCGCCACGCCAGACCATGAATAGACCTCATACAGTTTAGCCTTGCCGTAGTCCTTGGCGAACGGGTTGTTCTCCCACTCGACAGCGCGGATCGAGCGCCGCTCAAACAACGTCAGGTGCTTGATCTGCCGGATGCTTTCCATGTCCAGCGGCTCACTCATATCAAGCGCGCCATCCACCGCACCGACAAAGATCGCCGCGCCACCATAGGCCCGCTCGTATTGCAGCGCCTTTTGCAGCCTCTCCTCGAATCCCAGGTCAGCGATTGCCGCCTTGATTGCTTCGACCGTCGCCGTTCGCTGATCTGCGTCCTCGATGCTTGCAATCGACAGCGTGACCCCTTCGCGCAGTGCGTCCCCAGGAAGCGCCGTGACGATCTTGTCTGCCATGTCGTCGCCACGCCATAGGTCTTCGCATTGCTGCTGAGTTAGGACCGTCGGCAAACACTCGGCGAAGGTTCCCTTGTCGCGTTCGGTTCCGAGCCCGGTTAGGATGTTTTGCCACCCGTCAAAATGAGCTGACATTTTGTCAAGAACTGCACAGAGCGTGCCAGTTTGTCAAGGTCACATCCTCATCTTGAGCAGCGCGATCGAGTTTGCCATCGCCGCGCCGTCTTTTGATAGCCCGTCCCAATAGCAGACACCGTACCGCAGCGCGTCGCATGCATGGTCATTTTCCTTGACCGGGTAGCCGTCTTTCTTGTCGTCGAAGCGATAGCCGAGCAGTTCGTCTACGAGCTCCGTCGGTCGCCCGGCCTTTCGCAGCCCTGAGTCTGGCGGGTGAATCAAGCTGCCCCGGTGAATCCAGATCCGGCGCTGCTTCCGGTTTGTAAAGCGCTCGGTGACGGCTTGCACGCCTTCGCGGATTGCCTTGTGCGCTGGCGTCGTCGTGCAGCCCCAGGCCCGTTCCAGTTGTGCTCTGCCCTCCGCATCATGGTCGCACACCGCAGCTTCGTACCGGAACCGCCCCTTGTCGTGTAACTGCTCGTACACCTTGACCGTTGCACCGATGTCCGACACGAGCTGCTGTCCCTGATAGAGCTGCCGATAGACGTGGATGTCTCCGCTGTCCGGATCGAGTGCTTGCCACAGAATCGCTGTGGTGAGCCATCCAAAATCGACAACCTTGATCCGTCGCCAATGATCAGGGATCGGCATCGGATCGCACAAGTGCAAGCCCGGCTCATACGGCCAAACCATTCCATCCGCGCTGATCCACTTACCAAGCAGCAGTCGGTCGCGCTGCACGCCGGTTAGCGCTTCGAGGTTGCTTAGATAGTCGCGGTCGAGGTGCGGATTGTCATACGGGCTGATCCACTGCGATTCAATGGCTTCCTGCTTGGCCTCGATCAGCTTGCGGTTGATCCAATGGTTTTCGTGGTCAGGGTTGCACGACAGCATGGCCTGTCTCCAGCCCGCCGACTTACCACGGAGGCGCGTCATCAGGACTTGGTAATCCTCGAATGACAGCGCGTTCGCCTCCTCGATCCACAGGAAGTCCACACCATCGCCCTTGCCTATGGACTTCAGCGCCTCGCGTTGCTTTTCGTCGGACACGCCCGCGTAACAGAGCCACGATCCGTTTTGGTACTCGAACCGATGGTCGGTGATCGCATGATGCGCCCCCGGTCCAATCACTGTTTCGTTGAGCAGTGGGATCACAGAATTACGCAGCGATGAAAAGAACTTGCGCACGACGAGCCCGGTTGAGTTCGGATAGCGCTGCATGAGCGCGTGCATCTTCTCGGCACAGAGCAGAGACTTACCAGACCCCGCGCCGCCATGCAGGAGCAGCGTCCGACTTTGGCTGCGCCACGGCTTGAGCTGCCACTGTATGGGCTTGAACGTGTGCGCAAATGGCATTTAGTCGCTAGACCTGAGCAGTCGCCGCATTTCCCGCTCGATTAGGATCGCTGGATGTTCCGGCGGTGGTAAGCTGGGAGGCCATGTCATCGGCTGGCGCAGTGTCGCGATTCTCATGCGCCGCGCTCGCCGCCTGTCCCTCGCATTCCCCCCGTTGTTCTGTCGCTCCATTGCTTCCATCCTTTGGCGGCGGTGGCCACGATTCCGGCGACGCCTCGACTGTGTAGGTTTTGACCTGTCCCTTACCAAGCTTCGGAGGGGCGATCTGGTTTCGCGCTCTGACCACGGCGGCGATTGCCTTGGCTGCGTCGATCTGGGTCCTGTGGTCCCTCTCCCTTCCAGCCGTCCGAAACGCAAAGTGCAGCTCCCTGATCACGTTTTTACAGATCGCCACGTCTGACCCGAAGTCCTCGGCCTCTTTGGGCCGGATGACGCGCACCGGTCTTGGTTGTGGTTCGACCTGCTCGTCTGCTGGCTCGGCTGGCTGCTTGGGCTTTACAAGCACACCAAGCTCGATGCCTTCCCGCTCTAACGCCTCCGCTCGCAGCTGCTTACGGATGCGGCAGATTGTCATCGCCGTTACTCGATAGTCGTGCGCTATCGACTCCAGGCTCTCTCCTAGCTCACATCTGGCGCGGATCTCGGCTCTTTGCTCGGGGCTTAGCTTGGCGTTCACTCTAACCTATACTTAACACAGCTTGCGTTAGTGCGTCGCGTCAGATTTAACGCTTGCCAAAGATGCGAAACTTTGATAGCCGGTAGGCACACGTCTAGCACCCCCGCCCACAGTAAGCGTCGCTACGCTGGCTTACTGATGATCTAGGTCTTGCCCCTGGGCTTCGCCTGGGGCGCTCAGATCAAAACGGAATATCATCATCGGATCGCTCGGGCACATCGTCCCGCTCGATCTGCGGCTCACGCTCTGCACTGTCTCTGGTGATCTTGGCAGCGATGATCTCGGTGATGTACCGCTTCCCCTCCTTTGCCTCATAGCTCCGAGTGCGGATCTTGCCCTCTACCTGGACCACATCGCCCTTTCTGATGCCGCGCGCTTGGTCAGCCATCTTGCCCCAGCACGCGACTGTGTGCCAGTC